TTACAGTTTACGTTCACGGTATTCCCTCAGCACTGCTTGAGCGCCCGCCTTTCGGTCCTGATGGCGGCTGTAGCGTTCGACCATCTCCACCGACATTCCGATGGCATCGCTGATCCGCTGGCCGGTATATCCAAGCTGCCGGAGGCTGATGACCGCATTAGCCCGAAGGCCATGCCAGACGGCATCGTGCATCACTGCATGGTCATCCCTCATGCTGTCGAAGACTTTCCAAAGCCGCTTTGTGTCGATTGGCATACCGGCGTTCTGGCCGCTCTCATGCAGCAGGAATGGGCCGGGCCTACGCTCCCATGTCGCCATCTCTGCCGCCAGTTCCGGGAAGATCGGGCAAACCGGTCGAACCCCGGTTTTCTGCTGACGAAGCGTCAATGTGTCACCATCCACATCCGTCCACCCCAGACGGATAATATCGCTTGCCCTCTGGCCAGCATAGCGAGCGAGGAAGTATGCCCGCCGCAGCATTCCCGTAAAGTTGGCCTCGGCAAAGGCAAGCTGTTCTGGGGTCCATGGCTTGTGGCCCCCGTTGCTCTGGTAGGTCTTCACGCCATGCGTCGGGTCCGTCACCAGATGCCCTGCCGGCCCGCGCGCCCAAGAACACATGCTACGAAGCGAACTCAGGACGTTGTTCGCCCTGCCCGGCTTTTCGGTCCCGATCTTGACAATCAGGGCTTCCACATCGGCGGGCTTCAGATCAGCGGCTGGCAAATCCCCCCAGACCTCCTTTACGAAAGCCAGATACCGGCGATAGTGGGCCTGCGTTGACGGCGCTATCTTGCGCCTCAAGCCCGGCCATGCCGCGATATAGGCGTCGATCAGCGCGCCAATCGTATCGGTCCGCTCGGGGATGCCCTCCAGCCTCCTGATCGTCGCCCAGAACTCTGGTGTCCTTGGGTCATCCGGCAGACGGATTCGGGGGCCGGCTTCCGCCGTCCCCCGCCCTGTTTGATAGTAGAAATAAATTCGGCCACGAGACTTTACGCGGTGAACCCCGCGCGGCAGGGAAATCTTATGTGACATCTTGTAACCGCTCCATGAATGGGCTGGTTGGTATGCCGGCCGGAGGCGTCAACTTGGCCTCGACCTCAGCCCAACACCACCTGACAGAGCCGGCCAGACGGCGGGGCCTTGGCAGCATCCCCTTGCGGGTCCAGTCATCAACCGTCGCCTCGGAAACGCAGAGTTCAGCGGCCAGCGTTGACTTGTCGGGATAAGCCGGGGGACGATCCCCCAGAACAGGGCGACGGGCCATGGTTATCCCTCCCCACAAGCTTGCGACGGCCCGCCCCAGCAGCCGCGTTTCGCAGGCCGCGCCAGCCCTTCATAGCCCTCCGCAACCTTGACCAGCAAAGCCTCGGTCAGGTCCAGCGCCCGGGCAGCCGCGCCAGCAACATCGCGCAGGTCTTCGGGTTCGCTTTGCGTGAGAGCGGTTCTGGACAGGAAAACCAGATCATGCGCAAAATCCAGCAACCAATCAGCAGCGTCTATCGGGTCTTGGTCACTATAAAAGCGGTCGAAATTGTTCCTCATGCTGCCACCTCAAACCGTTGGGGCGTGTCGAGGCCAGCCGCTATGGTGCTGGTGATCGAGGACAACGCCATGGCCATCTGGATACTGGTGTCCTGATATTCGGCATCATCTACGAGCGCGTTTAAGGCATCCGCCAAGGCTTGCGCCTTTAGAGACAGGGCGAACATCCGCATGAGATGGGCTTCAAGTGCGCGGTTCATGCTGCACCTCCATAACCCTTCCGCGCCAGTAACCGCGCTTGGCCTCTTTGGTCAGCGCCTCGCATCCACCCTCAAGCCGCGCAGAAATTGCCATTGCGATTCGCAGCACCCCGCTGACTGCCGTGGCAGCTTTCTCAGCGGTGTCTTGATCTGCGTCTATCAATACCGCCTCTGCCACGAAGAGAAGGTCGTTGAGGTAGCTGGTCAGTGAATATGCCGCATCGGCAGGCTCGGCCGTGCAAAGCAGTTCAGAAAAATCCCTCATGCCCCGCCCTCCATCTGCTTGCCACGCCGCGCAAGGCCGTCCCGAAGGTGATCAAGGACAATTTCACGCCGCTCATCGTCGAGTTTGGCCCAAAGCTTGAGAGCCATCGGAGAGACGCCCGCCGCAGGCTTGATTTTCATGCGGGTTTGCACCATGTTCATGGGCAGGATCCTTTCGTCAGAGTTGGGATTTTCAGAGACCGTCAGGGTGCCAGCCCGGACGGTCTCATTCGTTTCAGGCCCTAACATCATGTTCCGCCAGCGCCTGTTGCAGGATCATCACGACATGGGTGTTGAACGACCGCCCCGCCCTGATCGCCTGAATTTTCATCTCATCTCGAACGAAGCGGGGAAGCCGAAGGGTTGTCCCAACAACATTGCCATCGCCCATGCGAGTTTGAATGGTCTGTGAGTTCTCGGCCATGTTTCCTCCATATTCCGAGTTGATGCCATCATCTATGGTCGATGCTAACGCATCATGTCAAGTAGGCATCAATTGCGACTTGGCATCATTAATGCTAACGCAAAAACACATCACGATAGGATCATTCAATGGCTGAACGCGAACCTTACCCCAGTGAAAAACAAGATCGCTTCATTGTTCGCTTACCTGATGGAATGCGGGATCGCATCAAGGCCGTGGCTACGATGCACAACCGAAGCATGAACGCTGAAATCATATCGGTTCTGGAAGAAGCATTCCCGCCGTTATCTACCGCATTGGAACACCAGCTAACCGAGGCGCTCCGCGTAACACGCGACGCACTTTACAGCACCGACTTGACCGAGGATCAGAAAGACGACCTTTGGGGGAAGATGATGACTTTCCTGCACACGGATTGATATTGTAGGCGATTGTCAGGCCCTAGCGAACGAGCAATAGAGATAAGGAAAATTCCTCAATGAGGTCTACCCTCAACTCCCGCATGATCAAAGCTCTGGAAGCGCTGCGTTACGAGTGCGATTACGAAGACCACCATAAGGGCGGGACCAACTACATTCTCCGCAGCCATCTGCCAGTCGGGGTCGGAGGTAAGACCCTATCTGATCTGTTGCAGGCGGGCCTGATCGAGACTGGCCCGAACCAGTGGCACGGCGGAACAGGTTTCCGCATCACGGCCGCCGGTTGTAATGCGATAATCTAGTCGAACACTACCCCTCATGATCCTGATCCCCAACGAGCAAACGAAGCTTCTGGCGAACGCGCTAGAGCGCCGCTACGCTCCATAGCGATGGAAAGCACGGCACAATTTGGGATTCCGTTCCCCTTTCCTTTGTAGCGACAGCATGACGCAGGCATAGACGCTTGCCCCATCATCATAACCGCGTAATCAATCGCTCCGGTTAAACCTGAGAGATGAATATCATGACGCACCGTTGTTTTAAGAGAAGCATTTTGAAGCCGGGGACCAAAGGAGCATTAAGGCGCGTTCCTATTTTCTTCCTCTTGCTCATTCTTAGCCTCTTAATGATCTTATCGGTTACTTCTAGCGATGAATTTAAGAGATTATTGATATTTTTTAATGATAACGCTTCTTTCGACTTAGATTCTTTTCTTGCACTCTTAATGTTAGGCGCGGGTTATGCCGTCCTACTTTTTATCGTTGCCATCACCAAAATCATTAGCGATTATTTGGTTGATGGGGAGTAGCGGGCCAATCCGTTAACCCGCCCTCACCCGAACATCGCATCGAACTGCGCAGCGGTAAGACCACGCCCCCGCAAGATCGCGTCGAACATGCGGTCGAGGCGGGCGGGCGTGAGTCGCATGACAGACCCTGCTCGGAGGTTGGCCCTGCCGACCGGGTTCCAGCTTCCCGCACATGACCGAGAACAAAATTTTGCGGTTGCTCTCCATGGCCGAAAGCTCGCGCCGCATGTCTTGCACTCGCGATCCGGCAACTGCCGCCGCAGCACCGAATTGCATCTCTTGCTGCAAAGTTTCTGATCCGACGTTTTCGGATAGAATGGCTCTCCGCATGCCGCGCAGTTCCGATGCTGGCGCACACGCTGGTGTTTGTAACGGCATTCAGGCGAACAAAGCCTTGATTCCCTTCCTGATGCCCGGAAGGGCTTTCCGCACTGGACGCAAAGCCGCTTCCGCCGCAGCTTTGCCTGATCGTAAGCCGACCTCCATGCGCAGACCCGGCTGCAATACATGCGGCCCCGGTAGCCGGGTTTCATCGGCCCATTGCAGAACAGGCATTTGCGCAGCAAGCGCGCTTTTTCGTTTCGCGCACGAAGTCGGCGGCGCTTTGCTTCTTCCCGGCAGGTATCGCCACAATATTCGCGGCGGCAGGATGTTTCTGGTATCGGCGTTGCGCATATCTCGCAGCGGTGCGTCAGATCGAGCGGATCGCCATCATGACCGCCGTATCCCCCGCCGCTTCTTTCCTCCGGCTCATCCACATCCAATGCCCGACGCGGCAGTTGCTCCCGCAATACTTGAAATGACCCTCGGGCAAGGGCGCGTGACAGCGAACGCAGCGGGTCCGTTCGATTAGGGTTCCTGCGTGAATGGTCCATTCCGGTTGTCCTTCATCCCAGTCGGGTCGTTGCGCGTTCACCCTTCTGAACGCATCGTCCAGCAAGTCGCGCGCCATGAGGTCCGCGCCACTCCATCCCCAGCCCTGCAAGCAAAGATCAGCGCGGATGCTGTGGCGCAAAGGGCCTTCCAGACCGAACAGCGATCCGGTCGCCCCGGTCTCGAACGCCACCCGGATCACCATCGCCAACCGCTTGGCCAGCGCGTCATAGCGCCCGCGCCCGAGTTGCCCGCGCCGGGCATCGCGTTCCCGTCGCGCCAGCTTGCGCCGGCCGGCCGCATTTATGGTGGGAAAATTTAACACCATCACCCCAACACCGCGTCAAGCAGCCCGGCTGTGAGCGGGGTTTTCGACACGGGCGGCAGGGTCTTGACGCCCTTTGGGCCCTTGGCGGCAGCATAGGCATGATCGAGGTAAGCTTGATCCATGGCGATGATGATGGCGACATGGCGCGGCTCAAGCGGCAGGCGCATCAGCCTGCCCCATGCGTCGATCCCGGACGGCTGGATCGGGTTCGGCCCAACCATGGAATAGGTGCGCTGCCCGGAGATGCCCTGAAAGGCGTTCCAGAGGGCGCGGCCAGCTTCGGGTAGTCTGACCTTCTGCCCGGCAAGAGACGCCTTCACGGCAGCGCATAGCTGTTTTCTGAGGCGATCCATCAGATGCCCCATCCGGATTTGGATTTACCGATGGACTTCCGCGTCGTCTGAACCGACTGGCTGACGAGTTGAGGCGCCGCGCGGGCCACGACATTGCCGCTGACCCGTTCGACAAACGCTTGCAGGTTGCCGTTCTGATCCACAGAAACGCGCACATCCACCGCGCCGCCTGACTGATCGCCACCCCCAGACCCGCCTTGCCCTTTCGTGTGGTCGATCACCGTCTCGCGCGGGTGCAGCATGGCGAGGAACCCGCCCTTGCCGTCCAGCCCGCCCGTGCGCGGCGCGTTGCCGGTGTTGCCGCCGCCGTCGAAGGATGGCGTCAGCCACCCGCCAACCGCTGACGCCACGCTACCCATGCCGGGCAGGCCCATGATGGCATTCAGCATCTGCGTCTTGGCAATTTCCGCGAGCAGTTGGGCCACCGCATCCTTGGCGCTCATAGAGCCGTCGATGACGGAGCCGAACATATCTTCCAGCGCCTGCTTGCCGCGTTCGGATTGCTGCCTGATCCGGTCCAGCTTCTCGGCGGCTTCCTCGGCGCTCTGGCCTGCGGTCACATAGGCTTGCGCCAACTGGTCGATCTCGGCGGCCAATTCGGGCGTGATCTGCTTGCCGGCCTTCTGTGCAGCATGCAATAGTTCGGCCCGTTTGCGGGCATATTCCAGCGCATCGCCATAGTCCTCGCCGCTGGCAGCCACGAGCAACAGGGATGCGGCCTCGGCTTCCATCGCCGCCGTGCGCTCGCGGATGGCCTCGACCTCCTTGGCGAAATCGTCCTGCTCCTTGCGACCACGGCCACCGGAACCTTTGCGGCCCTTAGAGCCGCCCTTGCCCTTGCCGCCCGTGGCAGGGTGATCCTCGATGCTGACTGGCTCGGCGCTCGGGGCTGATGGGGGCGCTGCATAGCCATCAAGGCCGATGAACGTCCCGGTGTTCATCATATTGGCGCCGGGGAAATACGACGGCAGCGCGGCTGCCTCGGCGCGCACTGCGGCAAGTTCGTCGCGGACGTTTTGCAGTTGCGCAACGGCACCTGACGTATCAATGCCCAGCCGCGTATCGCTCTCAATCTGGGTCTGTAGCCCCTCTATCAGCCTTTCAAGGGCGTCGATCTTCCTCTCGGCTTCGCCCGTTTCCGGGCTGACGACCGTGTTGAACCATTCTTCCGCGTCGGTATCGCTTTTGAAAAAGTCGGAATTCCCGATTGAGTTCAGCCAGCCTCTGCCGGCTTCATCGGCGGCGCGGATGGCCTCTCCGATGCGCTGTATCTCGGAGATGAACCCGCTGGCGTCAAAGGAGTCGATCCCGCCGCCCAGAGCGCTGATGCCCTTGGCAAGCCCCGCCGATGCGCCCGTCGCCTTGTCGAATTCCCCCACCACGGTCACGAGGCTGTTGCCCAGCCGCGTGAACGCCTGCCCCACGGTCGTTTGCGACGTCTCGGCCTGCCGGCGCAGTTCGCCAGACCCGGCCTCGAATGCACGGAAAAACGCGGTGCTGGACACCTTGCCATCGACCACCAGCTTGCGAAGCTCGGCCACCGAACCATTGGCTTCTTTCAGGCCGCGCGCCACGGCCTGCGCAATGGTCGGGGTGCCTTCAAGGATAGAGTTGAATTCCTCGGCCCGGACAACGCCGCCGCCAAGCGCCTGTGAAAGCTGCAACAGCGAGCCGCTGGCGGTGGTGGCATCGGTCCCGGCCACCTTGAGCGCGACCGCAATCCCGTCGGTGAACTGGATCAGTTCGTCGCTGGTCACGCCCAATTCGTTCTGGGTCAGGGCCAGCTTGGAATAGAGATCCACGAGGGATGAAATCGGGGCGGCGTTGCGCTGTGCGGACTGGTAGAGCTTGCCATAGACGTTGGCCAGATCGTCGCCGTCAAGCCCCGCGACACGGAGGGCGTTGCCCATCTTGGTCGCCGCATCGGACAGCTTCAGATAAGCGGTAGCCGCCGCAGCCCCCGCACCGCCTGCCAACGTGCCCCTGAAGGCGCCAATGCCGCCGCCGACGCTGGCAAGCGCCCGATTGATCCGCCCTGAGGCGCGGACCATATCCGCTTCCATCTGCCGGGTTGCCGATTGCGAACTGCGCCGCAGACCCTGATAGGTCTTGGTGCCGCGCCCCTCGGCCTGCCGCATCCGCTTTTCAAATTCGGTGATGCGGGCTTCCAGCATCACAACAAGGCGTTCGTCCGCCCCACCTGCCCCACTCATGCCGGTCTCCTATGCCAACCACATATCCTCGGTGAACCAATCCGCAGCCGTGACGAAGCTTTCGCCGCCCTCTGCCGCGCGGGCCACGGCCATGGCCGCCGCAACCGCGCCGTCGATCTTGTTGCCGGACTTGCCCTTGTGGAACATCCGGTTGCCCGCCTTGTCGGTCTCGACCTGAATGTTCGAGAAGTTCCAGCGCAGCACCGGGTGCCCGCCATGGGTGAAGTTGCCTGACAGGATTGCCCGCTCAAGTTCCTTCACCGCCGGGGCCATGCTGACCCAGCCTTGCCGGAACTCGGCAGCGGGCAAGCCATCCGCCAGAAGATCGGCCATCATCGACCGACCATAGGTCGGATCGAAGTCGATCTCCTTCACGTTGAACCGGGCGCAAAGCTCGCGAATCTGATCCTCGACCGCGCGAAGGTCCACAGTGTTGCCGGGCGTCGGGATGATGAAGCCATCCTCGGCCCATTGCAGGTAATCGACGCCATGGCGTTCGCCGCGCGCCCGAAGGTTATCCTCGGGACAGAAGAACCACGCCCAGACCTTGTAACCGCTGCCATCGCGCCATGCCGCGACGATCACGGTCAGGTCTTCGTTCTTGGACAGGTCCACCCCAAGCCAGCAAGGCGCTTGGGTGATTTCCATCTCATCAAGGTCAACCTCGTGGTTGCCCTGATCGTAAACCTGCATCTCGACAAAGGGCGAGGTGGACTGATCCAGCCAGCGGTTGAGGTTGAATTGCAGGAAGCTGTCGCGGTCGAAGGGCGAATGTTCTGCCTTCTTCGCCTTGTCACGATAGGCGTCCAGATCGGGATAACCATGCGGCAGGCCGGGATTGACCGCGAACCACAGGTCTTCATCGCGCCAGTCATCCTCGGGTTCGGCCATGAAAATCACCGGCAGCGTGGCCGGATCGTCAATCTCGCCCTTCTGGACCTTCATGGCGTATTCGACGGTTTTCCATGCAAGGTTTTCCTGCCCGCGCCCCGAGGTGCTGGCGACAATCATCAGCGTGCCCGGCACCTTGACCAGCGCCGAATCCAGCGCCTCCCATTGCTTCAGGCCGGGACGGCCTTCCCATGCGTGAAGTTCGTCGGCAATAACCACGTTCGGCGTCTTGCCGTGTTGGGTCTTGCCGTCCGAGGCGATGGCGACATAGCGGGTTCCCGCCTTCTGGCAAGTGATCCGGGACACATACTCCCGCACCTGCATGTATTTATCGAGGCGCTTGTCGTTGTTGATAATCAGCGCCGCCTCATTGAACAGTTCCATCGCCTGTTCATGGGCGGAGGCTGCCGAGATGGTCAGGCCCCCAGCTTCACGCTCAGGGCCAAGAAGGTGCAAAAGGGTGATGGCGGCGCAAAGCGAGGTCTTGCGGTTGCCGCGCGGCAGCAAAAGCACCACGCGCCGCACGATGCGGGTGCCATCCTCATGGCGCGGCCCGTAGATGCGGCGGATGATCCGTTCCTGCCACGGGTCAAGCTGAAAGGCGCGGCCCGGCAACCGGCTCTTGGGATGCTTGAGCATCCGCAGCCATTTCACCGCAGCCTCACCCCGGCCCATGGGATCGGGGATTTCGCGGTCAGCATCTATCCATGACGGTCGCAACATCAGCCCAGCAACCCCGCAGTAAACAGATCGTCGTTGCCCTCGTTGTCCTCGACCGTGGGCCGGGAACGGGAAACCGGGGTGCAGCCGAGTTCAGCGGCCAGCAGCCGCGCCCGCGTCATGGCGTCGGACTGCATGGCAACAGCCGGGTTCTTGCGCACGCTGACCAGCACCGAGTTGCCTTCCTTGTCGATCTTGTAGACCTTCTGGATAGGCCCGGCCTTGCGGATTTCCCGTTCCATCTCGCGCACCGTGCCTTGCGCCACGCAGTAATTCTCGAAGGTGCCGAGGTCCGCTTCGGTCAGGATGCGGCGCTGTGCCAGCATCGGCAGGATGCGGGTCCATTCCGCCGCCGCATCACCCGACAGCCAGTCCGGGGGCGGCATATCCTTGATCGCGTCAAGGTCGGTCTTGATGTTCGGCTTGGCCCCCCTCACGGCTCAACCCTCACGCAGCGCAGTTCCATGCCCTTGCGCCGGCCAACGGGCGTCACCTGCTTGATGTTGAAGGGCTGGCCGTTCCAGATCAGCCGGTCGGCGTTGGTGATGCCGTCGAAGAACCGGGCGAGGAATATCACCAGTTCCTCATCGCTGGCCCCGAAGCCGCGAATGAATTCCTCCGTGGTCTGGTCGATGCGTTCGGCGCGCAGATCAACCACCCGGACCCAGTTCGGCTTGGGCGTCCCTGCCGCGCTGATCGTCTCGCCTTCCCGACGCTCGATCCTGATGGCCTCGATCAGCTTGCCGGATTTCATGCCCACGCCTCCGATACCAGCGCCTCGACCGTCACCACGCCATGCGAATGCTCGCCGTCCGGGTCGCGCAGGTAGCGCATCGAGGCCACCCGCAGATCGGCGCAATGCAGGGGCGAGGCCAGCACCAGACGGCCCAGCATCAGCGAGCGGCGGATTTCCCCGCAGATCACCTTGACCTGTTCAAGCGACGGCTCGCGGGTCCAGACATGCAGCGTGTGATAAACGCGGGTATGGGACCGCCGCAGGCTGGTGGCTTCATCGACAGACTGGCTTTCGCCCAGGATGATCGACGGCACCGGCGATGGCCGCTGGCTGGTGTCCAGAACATGATCGGCGGGAACCAGCGCCATCAGCGCGGCGGTCATGGTGAACCGGGCGCGGATCGCCTTTTGCACTTCAAGATCGACGCTCATTTTGCCTCCTTGATCGCCTTGCCGACTGTGCGCTTGATACGAGCCAAGGCGCGTTTTCGGGTCATGCGGAAGGCAGGCCAGAAGAACGGCTGTGCTTGCGAATTGACGGTGCCGTATTCGACCAGATGGGGATAGCGGACGTCCGTATTGCCCACGGTGATTGCCACGGCGTTTTCAGGAACCACCATTGAGCCGCCCGGCTGGCTGTAGGGGGGCGTGGATAGCCCCGGCCCGGTGACGGTGATCGAGCCAATCAGATCGCCCGTATCCTCGGGGGCCAGCGCCTCCATGGCGTCCTGTATCTCATAGGCCGATTGCATCAGCGCCGGAACCACAGCCCGCCGCGCGGCAACCGGGATCGCCCGCATCCGCTTTTGAAACTTCGCCAGCCCGCCATCATCCGCCATCAGAAACTCCATTCCCGGTATTCGTTGACGATATTGGTCACGTTGAACGGCACGGCGGTGACGATGTTGCCCACGTTCACCGCCTCGCGGTTCTCGAACCACCAATCAGCCAGCTGCAGGACAGCCTCCTTGAGGTCGGGCGGGATCGGTTCCTGCCCCTCGCCACCGAACCGATCCCCGATCCGGAAACCAAGCAGCCGCTCGATGTGGCTCTGCGCCGCGTCGATCTTGCCTTGGATCAGGGTGTCATCGGCGGTCTGATCCGGCGTCAGGCTCAGTTGCGCTTTCACATCCTCAAGGGTGACGATTGCCATGTCAGCTATCCTCGCTTCGGCGGATTACCGATGTGGGCAGAACATCGGCTTGCAGCTTCATCACGCTGTTTGCCGTGTCGAATATCTCGAACAACCCGGTCACGAGACCGAACCAGCCGCGCCAACGTGCGGCATCGGGAAAGACCAGCCGGAACGGGTAATGCGCCCGCGATCTGGACGCCTGCCACAGAAGCGCCTGTCCGGGGTCTGTCGGGTCGTTGCCAAGGATGACCTGCACGGGCGGGCGGCGCATGAGACCCTTGATCGGTTCCTCGCCCTGCGAACCCATATGCATGGTGTCAATCGCTCCCCATTGCACACCAACCATCCCGAGGGCTTCGGTCTCGCCAATCTCGATCCAGCCAGCCGCAGGCAGGGCCGCGCCGCCGCCATCGGCAGGGGCGTCGGCAATGTAGAAGCGGGAACCGGCTGTAGGGTAAAGCATGGGTCAGGCCGTCGCGTTCACATGAACCACGTTCGAGTTCACCCACAGCGAGATGTTCAGCTTCATCACCGAGTTGGCGCTGTCATACTGTTCCGCAGCCGATGCGACCTTGGCGACGAAGTAACGCTCGGAAGGCGTCCCGCCTGCCGGGGCGTCGTTCAGAACCAGCTTGATCGCGTAGTCATACGGGGTCTTTTCCGCCGCAACGGCCGCGATCTGGCCTTCATCCCCGGGGTCAATGCCGCAGACGATTTCCATGGTCCCGGCGTTGCGGGTGCCCTTGAGGCGGCGGGTGCGCGAGGATGCTATACCGTCGAAGGTGATTTCCGTCGCAGTGTCGCCAACGGTGCCCAGCCCTTCGGTTTCCCCGACCTCGACCCAGCCGGTGGTCGGGAAGTCGGCAAGAACGAAGTCACTGGACTTGGCGGTAAGCGCGGGACCGATGAAGATGCGCGCGCCGTTCGTTGCATAGATGGTCATGGCATAGCCTTTCGAATGTTGCGCCGTTCCAGCCTTTGCTTGGCGCTGTTGTGATGATGGGCGCAAAGCCCCTGCCAGTTGCGCGGATCGTCCCGCAGCGCAGGATCGCCCTTGTGCGGAATGATGTGATCGACATGAGACGCCAGCGCTGGCCCGCCCTTGTGGCCAAGATCGCAGCCCGGCCATTTGCAGAAGCGGTTCGCGGCCCGCGCGAGAAAGACCTTGCGGGCCTTTTCCCAACTGCGCCCGTAACCGCGCTGGCTGCTGTTGGGCCGGGTCTTGTCGAACCGCGCCTTGCGTTCAGCCGCGCGCTTCGCCTGACATGGGCAGGTGGCACCCCATGGGACCACCTTGCCGCAAGAGCATATGCGAGGCGCACGAACCGGCATCAGACGGCCATGACCAGCTTGCGGAACGCGGTCGTGCGCACCACGTCCGCGCCGACGCGGCGGCGGGCATGATAGCGCATCAGACCGTTGACGCGCTGCGAATAGGGATCGGCAAGGATCGACAGCGAGATGCGGTCATAGATCCGATACCCGCGCTTGAAGTCCCCGAAGATCACCGGCTGCGCATCCTCGGCAATGCCGGGCATGTCCACCGCCTCGACCACCGGGCGGCCAAGGATCGTCTCGGGCTGGCCGGCCTGATAGGAGGGCTGCCACAGATAGTTGCCGTGCCCGTCTTTCAGCTTGCGAATTGCGGCCAGCGTGTCGCCGTTCATCACCCATGAGCCAGCGCCGCGATAGGTCGCGGGCAGCGCATACATCATCGCAATCAGCGCGTCGGGGTCAATCTCGGCAACATGGCCGTTCGCGGACGCCTCGATATCGGGATTGACCATGAAGCCCGCAGGCTCAAGCGCCGCGCTGCCGTTGACGAAGGCAAGGCTTTCCTTCTGGCCGAAGTCCTCTGCCAGCGCGAGATTCACTTCGCCCAGCACGTTGGCGCTGTCCTCGGAGAGTTGCAGCGATATATCAACGAAGGTGGCAAGCTCCCTGATCTCGATAGCCCCTTGGCCGAAACCCGGTTGACTACCGGTCCGGGGCTGCGTCTCGCCAACCCAGACCGCGTTGGTGACACTGGTGCGGATGGGCAGGATGACCTTGGCGGCTGCCGTGCTGCGCACATCCGCGATGGTGCGGATCGGGCTGAACTCGATCAGGTTGCGCAGAAAGTCCGTCTCGACCTGTTCGGGCGCAAGGATGTGGTTGGGCGTGTCGCTGGCCGTGGTCAGGGCCTTGCCCTCGACAACGCCCGAACGCAGGTATTCGACAAACGCCGCCTTCTTTTCGTCTGCTTCCCCAGCCTCGGCATCGCCGCGCGGGCGTTTTACCTTCGCCTCGATCTTGTCCAGCCGATCCACCAGCGCGGTGGTGTCGGACTTCTTCTCAAGATCGGCCATCTTGGCTTCCAGCGCCGCGATGCCGCCCTCGTCTTTATCCTCGGTCTTGTCCGTCATGGTCATGTCCTTTGCTGACGTGATGCGCGCGCCGGGGTGCATCGGCACCGCAACGACGCTGATTTCGAGAAGATCGACGGCATGAAGATCGCGCCCGCCGCCGCGCCGCGCCGCCTTGCGCGTGGCCTGATAGCCGATGGAAAGTCCTTGCAGGGCCTTGGCAAGGATCAGGTCGCGGACCTCCCGCGCTCGCTGCACCGTAAGGGTAAGCTGGCCTTTGACCCGCAGCCCCTCGCCCGTCTCGACGCCCTCTTGCCAGACGCCGATCACCTCGGCCTGATCGTGGCCGGCCAGCATCGGAATGGGGAATGATGCGCCGGAAAACGCGCCCTTGTGAACGATATCGCCACCGCGATCCGCCGTCCCGAAAACCGAGGCAAGGCCCTCGATCCGGCCTTCATCGTCAACGCTGATCTGCGCCTTGAACTCGATCCGATCCATCACTGCCCCCGGAATGCCGCACGGTCGGAGGCGAAACTGTCGACCTGTTGCTGGACCCAGAGCGCGGCCTTGAGAAAGCGCACGACCGAGGCGTGGTTGAAGGGAACCGGCTCGCCGTTCTCGCTGATCTCCCAGCCAAGAACACAGCGGGCCAGCGTGTTGAGACGCACCCGCTCACGATCCGCCGCAGACACTTTACCCTCGCCATCGGCGGCATCGGCAAGGTCATCGACCATTTGCAGCCGCGCCCGCGCCTGCGTGGCGCTGTCCGGGCCAGCGATGCGCAGCTTGATCCCGGTCGGCTGGCCGGTCACAGGATCGACCAGCTCGAAGTCGCGGCCCCGGTCCTGATCCTGCGCATCAGCGAGAATGTCATTCATCTGCATCGGTTTTTTCCTTGGGAACGGGCTTCCCGATCAGGTGCGGGACAGGTGCCGCGCTGATGTTCGGGTTCAAGAATTCATCGCCGCCCGCGCGAGGCGGCAGGCCGATCCAGCCCCGGCCCTCGTTCGGGTTGATGGTGCGGCTGGCGATCAGGCTGTTGATGACCGTCGCGCGGGTCGCCAGATCGGCGCGGGTCAAATCGTCGCGGTCGAAGCGGATCACATGGTCGCGCCGCTCGGCATCCGAAAACAGCGCCCGCCGCAACGCCCCTTCCAGCCCGAGCAACCACGGCTCAAGGGTGTAGGACAGAAACTCGCGGCCCTTCTGTTCCGAGTTCGACCAGGTGGCCCGCTCCAATGCGCCAAGCATGGGCGACGGGATGTTGAACGCCCGGCCGATTTCCTCGATCTGAAAGCGGCGGTTTTCGAGGAACTGCGCGTCGGTCGAGTTGAAGGTGAACGGCACGAACGACATGCCGTCATAGAGGATCGCCGTGCGGCCCTGATCCTCGCCCTCATGCGCGGTGCGCCACGCCTTCCGCGCCGCCTTCACCGCTTCCTCGCCAATGCCCTGCGGGATCAGCAGCGCCCCAGATGGACGCGCACCACGGGTGAACAGCTTGCTTGCGTGAGCGTCCAGCGCCAGCGCAATCCCGATGGCCTCACGCGCCAGCGACAGGGGCGCACGGCCCAGCGGCGGCAACAGGTGGATCACATCGCGCGCCGGGATCGGGCGGTTCATCAGCCAATAGAACCGCTCGCCCGTCTCAAGATCGGTGTCGAAGCGCATGGCCGAGGTGCCGTAGCGAATGATTTCATGCGGCTGGCCGTTCACCCGGTTGACCCATGCCAGCCCGCCCGCATCGCTTTTGAGGGCATCGATGACGATCTGCCGGATCATCTCGAAACCCGAGGTCCATTCGTTCGCCTCGCCGCGCAGAACGGCAAGCGCCGGATGATCGGGAACATCGACCTCGGTGTCGCCCTCAATCCGCTTCACCGTCACGTCAAGGCTGGCAACCGCCTCGCTGATAAGCTGGATCGCATTGGCGACGGCGGGCACCCGCAGCGCCGCCTGCGACGAAACCACAGCGCCGGTCGAGGTCAGATCGGCGCCGAAGATGACTTCCATCGCCGCGTCGGGCGAGGCGAGCGACTTTTGCTCGGGCGTGAAGGCTTTGCGAAAATAGGTCCAGATGCTCATGGACCAGTTTATGCGGGACGCTTCGCCCGATTGGTAAGCTGGCAAAACCTTGCAAAACGCAGAAAGTCACCGCAAAACCTTGCATCCTTGTTGCCGCCGCCAAGCCAAAAGCTGGTTCCGCTCGGCAAACCAACGGCCCATAGGCTTGCTCACGGGCAGGTCATTGCGCGGGTCTTTCGCCCAGCGCCGGGCGGTATCGACCGATACCCCGAGGCAGGCGGCAATCTCAGTCAGGCCCCACAGTGCCCGGTTTGGCTCAAGCACCGCATCGACGCGCCAGCGGTCCAGCAGCGGCATATCGGTTTTTTCCTGTTTCAGCATTGTCATTCCTTGGACTTTCGGTCACACACTTCCATCATCGCTTTGACTTAAAACGAAAAAAGCCTATTTAACGCAAATGTAGCGTTCGCCTCCCCGCGCCGGTCCCCACCAAAGGGCCAAAGACGAAGACCACCCCCCGGCCACTAGACCCGCGTCCATTCAGTCGCCCGCCAGACGGTCAGTATCGCCATTCCCTTGCTCACACCCGCACCCCGGCAGCGCGCAGTTGATCCAGCGTCAGCAGCGATCTGCCCAGAACACAGGCCACAATCGCTGGCGACCACGCAGACGGTGCAACGTAAGCGCCAGCCCGCAACCGCCCTGCCAGATGATCCGCCGCCGCCTCGATGCCCCGCACCCGCTCATCCTGCGACACGGCGGGCTTACCCGGCTCACCCTCCCATCTGCGCTGTTCAAGCCATCGGTCAGAGGAAACGAGATACTGGGCATCCTTGCCCATACTGCCTTGCCGGTATCGCCCAGCCTCGGAGTTGATGCGCTGCGGGTCCACCCCGCTTTTCTCAGCAGCCAGCCACAGCGCCAACGAGCGTTCCCGCTTCCGGGGTTTGGGATGCGCCTGCCAGAAGCGTTCGAAGGCCAAGAGCCTGTCTGGCTCGGTCTGTGTCTCGCCCGCAGGCGCGCCCGCCCGCGTGGGTTCTCTTAAAGATTCTCTTACAAGGTTAGTGTCGGAATTTCCGACATGGCTTTCCGGGTAAATCCGACATGGCTTTGCCGGAATATCCGACATGGCTTCCGGGGTCCGTGTCGGGATTTCCGACATGGCTTTTTCGCCCTCATTGGTAGCCGCCGTATCATCGCCGCTGGCCTCGAAATCCGCCTCGAATGCGAGCTTGTAGCGGGTCGAACGCCGACGCTTTGTCACCGGATCAATCGAACGCTCGCGACGGATCAGCCCGCGACCTTCCAGAAGCCGCAGGTGTTCGTTCACCGTGTCCCGGCTGATCTCGCACTTGTCAGCCAGATAGGCTTGCGAAGGAAAGCAGCCGTAGACCGGGTTATGACAATCAGCCAGCACCAGAAGAACCAGCTTGGCTGTGCCCACACCGCGTTGCCCGAAGGCCCAGTTCGTCGCCTCATGGCTCATGCCGCGCCCCGCAATCTGGTTTTACAGCCGCGCGGATTGTTCCTGCTATGCCCTATCTCTGTTCCGCTGGCGCTGAAAACCGCTTTCCTTGCAGGATCAACGGGCTTGGTTAAGCCTTCTAAAATGACGCTTTTCCCCCTGCCCCCCGTCGGGTAAACACCTGCCAAACTCGTCAGGCAGAGGGACGCAGACATGACGGCCATCATCGACATTTTCGCGCGAGAAATTCTGGACAGCCGGGGCAACCCCACGGTCGAGGTGGATGTAACGCTGGAGGACGGCACCATGGGCCGCGCCGCCGTGCCCTCGGGTGCCTCGACCGGCGCGCATGAGGCGGTGGAAAAGCGCGACGGCGACAAGGCGCGCTACATGGGCAAGGGCGTCCTCGAGGCGGTCGCAGCCGTCAACGGCGAAATCGCCGAGAACCTGATCGGCGAGGATGCCACCGAACAGGTCGCCATCGACCGGATGATGTGTGAACTGGACGGCACGCCCAACAAGGGCCGGCTGGGCGCGAACGCCATTCTCGGCGTGTCGCTGGCGGTGGCCAAGGCTGCGGCCGAGACCTGTGCGCAACCGCTGTTCCGCTATGTCGGCGGCGCGGGCGCACGCGTGTTGCCGGTGCCGATGATGAACATCATCAACGGCGGCGAACATGCCGACAACCCCATCGACATCCAGGAATTCATGATCATGCCGGTCAGCGCGGAAAACATCCGCGAAGCCGTGCGCATGGGTTCGGAAGTGTTCCATACACTGAAAAAAGAACTTTCGGCGGCAGGTCTGGCCACGGGCGTCGGCGACGAGGGCGGCTTTGCACCCAACCTGTCCTCGACCCGCGATGCGCTGGACTTCATCCTGAAGGCGATCGAAAAAGCCGGCTACACGCCCAGCGACGACATCATGCTGGCGCTGGACTGCGCCTCGACCGAATATTTCAAGGGCGGCAAATACGAGATGGCCGGCGAGGGCAAGTCGCTGAGTTCGGCCGAAAACGTCGCCTATCTTGAAGCGCTGTGCAACGACTACCCGATCCTGTCGATCGAGGACGGCTGCGCCGAGGACGATTGGGATGGCTGGAAGCTTTTGACCGAAACGCTGGGCAACCGTGTGCAACTGGTCGGAGACGATCTGTTCGTGACCAACCCTGCGCGTCTGGCCCAAGGAATCGCCAAGGGTTGCGGCAACTCGCTTCTCGTCAAGGTGAACCAGATCGGCACGCTGACCGAGACGCTGGATGCGGTGCGCATGGCCGATCGCGCGCGCTATACCAGCGTGATGTCGCACCGCTCGGGCGAGACCGAGGATGCGACCATCGCCGACCTCGCCGTGGCGACCAACTGCGGCCAGATCAAGACCGGCAGCCTCGCACGTTCCGACCGGCTGGCGAAATACAACCAATTGATCCGCATCGAGGAAATGCTGGGTGCCGCCGCGGAATACGCAGGCCGCTCG